CAGGCGCACAAAGGTTGGCAGACCTTCGCCGCCGCCGATTGCCATGCCGATGGACTCGACCGTCTCGTTGATGGAGTCGCGCACGATGTCAAACTGACCAGCCAGCGTCTTGCTGTATTTCTCCGCAACCCCGCCGACCTTGCCGTTGATTTGATTGAGCGCCTCAGCGCCCTTCGCGCCCTTCTCAAGCGCGATGCCGTACCTGCTCAGCGAGCCGGTGCTGCCGTCAAAGGCGCGCCCGACAAGTTTGGTCGCAGCATCAAGGCTGATGTTCTTGGCACGCGCAAGGTCTTGCGCGGTGGCGAGAATCTTCTGCTGGTTGCTGTATTTCTTGGAGAAGGCGCTCGCAATCTCAAACGCCTTGCGGGTCTCGGAGTCCGTGAAGGCGAGTTTCTGCCCAGCCTCGATGAGTTCATTGGTTCGCTTCGTTGCCTGCTCTGCGCTCAGCCCTCTGGCTTGCAGGGTTGCGATGAGTTTCTGCTGCTCAGCATCGTCGGCAATGGCTGCCTTAATCGCGCCCTGCGTGAACTTGAGCGCCGCAGCTCCAGCCGTTGCAATAGCCGTGGCGACGGCAGCAGCGGCGACAGCAAGAGTCTTGAAGACCGCGCCGCCGGTCTTGCCGAGCGCGCCCATCTCCTTGCCGACACTTCGCAGCACTGAAGACGCCGCGTCCTTAGCGACGACTGCAAACGTTGCTGACCCTTGCTGAGTTGCCATTAGCGTTGGTTCCCTCTCCTAAATCTCAAGATGCGGCCGCGAAACACCTGGTCATTGTAGAAGGTCTCAATGGTCTTGTAGAAGGCGTCAATGGCGCGCTGCTGATTTGACGGCGCACTTGCAACGCGCATAACAAATGGGTTCGCAGGAATCGCCTTGACAGCCTTCGGACCGCTCTTTGTTTGCCGTACACCACTAACACCGGATGTGACGAAGTGACGATAAAACGGACGCTTGGGTGAGCCTTTCGTTCCAAAGAGCGGTCCAACGACTCCGCTCGGTCGGTTGTATCGCCCTGACTTGACTCGAACGGACTTGACAAGGTTGCCGGTTTTACCGCGTGGGGCTGCGTCCTTCATTGGCTTGGAGAAGGTGCGAGCCGCGTTGAGAGATGCGAACGACAAGAGCCGCTTGTAGGCAGAAGGGTTGCCACCCTCAAGGAGACCGAGTTCAAGAGCGCGGAAGTTCTTGTCAATCTTGATGTCAAGGCTAGGCATCAGCGCTCCTTTGGCTGCAAGTCCCCCATCAGCATCAGTGTACGGTTGAAGTCTTCTGCATCCCACTCCAGAACCTCATGCGGTGGGATGTGGAACTTCTCGCCAATCAGATGCGCTGCGATGAGCGGATGCGGCGCCAGTGAACGACCCGCCGCCAGCCGCTGGGCGTCGAGTCTTACCGAGGGGGGAGTGCTGCTACTTCAGTTCCCCACTTGCCGACGAGTGCGCTGAGCGCGTCCATCGGAGCTTCAAGGATGTCGTCAGTGATGTTTCCGTCTGAGTCCTTGAAGTTATGGCTGACGACGAGGCGCTTCACCGCCTCCATCTGCCGCTCAACCGAGCCGCTTGAGAGTTCAATGAACACGCGAGCAGAGATTCCTTCTGCTCGCATGGTCGCCTTCCAACCCTCGTAGGGTGCGTCGGTCAGCGTGACGTCAATCGTGCGTGCGCTCATGTCTACTCCTCCTACTAACTAAGACTTACGGAAGCGCCGCCAAGTCGCTATTCACAAGGATGCGAAGGCTCTTCGCGCTCACCGTGTCGTAGACCAGCGTGCCGGTCACGGCCATCGTCGTGAGTCCGTCTTCAGCGCCAGCCATCTCCTGCACCTCGGTCGGCACAATCATCGCCATGATGTGCGCCGAGTAGGTGCCGTTGCTCCACGAGAGGCGCACGCCCTTCGGCGTAGCTGCGCGGTAGGCGTCGTACCAAGTGCTGACTGCCGAGGCAGTCGAGGAGACCGTCATCGTCAGCGTGCCGCTGAACGGATTGCTCTCGCCGTGCGTGCTGAAGGTCGTCGTGCCTGCGAGGTACGACTGGCGCGTGATGCCTGCGTTGAAGTCAAGGCTGAAGTCGAGCAGGTACTCGTACGCCGTTCCGTCAGCCGTGCCTGGGAAGGTGCTGCCGTGCTGGTATGCGTTCCAGAGGCGTCCTGCCATGAACGGTGAGGTTGGCGTGCCTTCTGCCAGCGTCGCGCTGTTCTTCGCAACGTTCTGCGCGAAGAGGTTGGCGCTCAGGTTCGTGAGTCCGCTGCGGTCTGCCGCGATGGTGATGGACTCAGCGAGGCAGTAGTTGGCGACGTACTGCTGCACGCCGTCGGTTGCCACGAGCGAGTAGGACGTTGGCGAGTTCGCCGCCGTCATCGAGTAGTCGTAGTCCCACTCGTATGGCGCAGCCGTACCGCTCACGGTGTCGGTCTTCGTCATTGAGAGCCAGATTGGAAGTTCGCCCACGCTCACCGCAGGAACGGTGGCGCTCAGGGTTGGCTCAATGGAGACGATGGTGCCGGTGGAGCCGATGAGCGGGTTGCGAAGTGCAACTGAACGCTCGGCGCCAAGTTCAATCGTGACGCCATCGGAGATGACGCCAGTTGGCGTCACGAGCAGCTTGCGGCCGCCAGAGGTCAGCGTTGGGATGGTTCCAGGCGTCGCTTCCTTGAAGGCGACGAGTTTGCTGAACAGGACGTTGCCTGCGGATGCGGCTGGCATTATTCGTTCTCCTTGTCGTCTTCAGCCGCTGGTGCGGCACTTGCTGGCTTGGCGATTCCTGCCGCAATCCACGCTTGCGCGAGGGCTGCGGGTGCGCTGATTGTAGACCCATCGAGCGGCAATCCTCCGACGAACTCTCCTTGTGGAAGAGCGCCGGCGACGTACTGCACGTCAATGTGGCTGATGACTGGATACGAGAGCGGCTTCTTCAGGCTAGGCACTGGTTGCGATTGCCTCCACGCCTGTGACCTCAATGCTCGCCGAGATGGTGAGGTAGTCCTGGTCTGCCCATGTGTCGGTGCCGATGTTGGTGGAGGTCACGCTCGCCTGTGCCACGGCATCTGTGCCATCGAGCGTCACGCCGTCAATGAGGCTGTCGCGCAGCCACGTGCGCCACGCCATCAGGTCGGCGTACTTGCGCGCAAGGTCTGCCTGCGGCTGGATGTAGATGGTCGCGTTGATGGTCAGCGTGACTTGGCGGTTGCTCGCGCCGTATGCCACCGTGTCGTCGCCTGGCACGAGGACGCACGCTGGCACCACTGCCAGATTGTCCGGCGGGAAGGTGTGAACCTGTCGCAGCGTGTAGCCAGTTGGAGCCGACTTCGCACTGAGGTGCGCGGCGAGTCCAGCGAGAATCGTGGCGTCGTTGAAGCTCACCGCGCCAGACCTTCGCGTCGGCGGTACTGCTCAAGAAGAACCTGCGACTCAGGGTGCAGTGCGCGCGTCTGGCGAAGGATGCCGCCGAGGTCTTGCGAGCCAATCACGCCGAACGGTGAGGTGCGGCTTGACCAGACTGCTCCTGCTTGGATGATTGCCGCCTGCTTGACGGCGCTTGGCACTGCTGGCCATCCGAACACGCCGATGACCTTCACGCCGCGATAGACGCCCTTCGGGAAGTTCTTTGGCCATGTGACGCTGACCTCGATGCTGCTGTACGGCCAGCCATCCAGCGCGTTGTTCGCCGGTGCAAACACATAGTCGGTATTCGCAACCCACGTGGTCTCGTAGGTGCCGTCGCCGTTGTCGTCGGTGGTCAGCGATGAGACGCTCACGAGGTCATCGGTCAGGACGTACTGGAAGTCCTGCGCCGTGTAGTAGCGCGTCTCTGACGCGGTGCCAAAGCCCTGCCGTCGGTCGGTGTAGTTGTCAATCAGCGCGTCGGTTGCATCAAGCACCGACTGGAGCGCGGTGTCGTCGGTCGTGTCGGCAGTGCCGATGCCGATGGCAGCCTTGAACTCTGCGAGCGTTGCGTACGACATCAGATGCCTCCGACTTCTAGGACGGTCAGGATTTGACCATCGTTCTCGGCGATAGCATAGAGCGTCTGTCGCTCCATCAAGCGGATTGTGATGTGTTCGCCCTTGCGTAGCACAAAGCCGTTCTGCAATGTCAGGTTGCTGGAGCCGACCAGCACGTCCTTCGAGTTATTGCTGAGCGCGTGCAGGTGAACCTCAGTGCCTGCAACATAGCCCTCGCACACCGAGGCGGCTGCCGTCCCGACGCTCATCTGCCTGCTGCTTAGGTGCTGAATCACTCGTCGTTCCCCTTTTCCCGCCCTCTCAGCGGCTCTCTGGTCAGGGTGGCTGTATTGCCACGTCTGCTGATGATAGCGCGCTCTACGTGGCTCGTAGATGCCTCTGCGTTGATTCTACGAGGACCCCTGCGGGTCAGTTCCTTGAGCTTCTTGAAGATGTTCACGAATCCTCCCACTAATGCAACAG